TTGAAAAATCAAAATATATATTGAAGGGATTATTAGATACAGACGGCTGTATTAAAAATGAATTAGTGTTAGATAGTACATCTTACAATTTAATTGAATGTACAAGATTTTTGGCTATGAAAATGGGTGTATTAACAAGTGGATACATTAGAAATAGAATAGGTGAATCACATGAAACTGTACGTGGTATAATTGAAAACAAAAAAATTAGTTATGTTTTACGTGTTCCAAAAACAGCGGAAATTTGTGATTTGATGGATATTACATATGACGATAAACAATTTTTCAAATTCTTGCGATATAATGATGTATTACTGAGTCGTGTTCAAAAAATAACAACACATTCCTATAATGGAATTTTATATGACTTGCAAATGAAAAAGGAACATAATTATCTACTGCATAATGGCATTGTCCATAATGGGGGTGGTCGGCGTAACGGCTCATTCGCAATCTATTTAGAACCTTGGCATGCAGACATTGAAATGTTTTTACAAATGAGGAAGAACCACGGTGATGAAGAATTAAAAGCCCGTGATTTATTCTATGCATTATGGATACCAGATTTGTTCATGGAAAGGGTCAAGTCAGATGGTACATGGACCCTTATGTGTCCCGATGAATGTCCCGGTTTATCGGATGTATATGGCGAAGAATTCAATACATTGTATAGAAAATACGAAGAAAGTGGTAAAACAAGAAAAACTGTCAAGGCACGTGAATTATGGTTTCAAATATTAGACGCCCAGATGGAAACCGGCACTCCATATTTATTATATAAAGATGCTGCCAACAAAAAATCAAATCAAAAAAATATTGGCACCATAAAGTCGTCAAATTTATGCTGTGAAGTGATCCAGTACTCAAACGATAAAGAAACCGCGGTTTGTAATCTGGCCAGTATTGCCCTTCCGGCTTTTATCGATAAATCAGTAAATCCACCAGTATTCAATTACGAAAAATTACACGAAATATCGAAAATTGTTACCTATAATTTGAACCGAATTATTGACGTCAATTTCTATCCAACCCCAAAAACCGAATTAAGTAATAAACGCCACCGTCCAATTGGTATCGGAGTCCAAGGTTTAGCCGATGTGTTTATGCAAATGAATTTGCCATTTGCATGCGATGAAGCCAAACAAATGAATAAACAAATATTTGAAACGATTTATCATGCAGCATTAGAGCGTTCGTGTGAAATAGCAAAAGTAGAAGGTCCATATGAGACATTCGAAGGGTCACCTGCACATAAAGGCGAATTACAATTCGATATGTGGGGGGTTGACCCTTGTACCCAACGATATAATTGGACTAAGCTAAAAGAAGATATCAAAACCAACGGATTACGTAATTCCCTATTACTCGCACCAATGCCCACTGCATCCACATCACAAATTCTGGGATATAATGAATGTATCGAACCAATTACAAGTAATATTTATAGCAGACGAACCATTGCAGGTGAATTCATATTGGCAAATAAATATTTGATGAATGATTTGATTGCTTTGGATTTATGGAATGAAAAGATGAAAAACAATATTATTGCCAACCATGGTTCAATTCAACATATAGATTTCATACCAGAAGAAATACGCGAGAAATATAAAACCGTTTGGGAAATACCAATGCGTAATTTGATTGATATGGCCGCGGACCGGGGCGCGTATATTTGCCAAAGTCAAAGTTTGAATTTATGGTTAGAAGACCCAAATTATTCCAATTTGACGTCGATGCATTTCTATTCTTGGTCCAAAGGATTGAAAACCGGTATTTACTATTTGAGACGTAGAGGCCGTCATCAAGCACAACAATTCACAATTGAACCCGAGAAAAACAACGCGACGAGGGAAGAAGATGAAATTTGCGAAATGTGTTCATCGTAAAAATATTTACACCTTTTCTTATTTATTTTGATGGGCAAACAAAATAATCAGTATTTAGGGAGATATTTATATAATTTAACGGAAATTATATAAAAATATATAAATTATTAATTTAGTATAATGCTAAAAAACATATTGTATTATTTGAAACATAGTTATAAAATATATAAATCATAACTATATTTGTCTCATTTTTCTTTCCGGTCGGTGTAATGAGTTTTTACAATGAAAAAGGTGTAAAATTACATTTATTCTATATGTTTATTCATTTTTGATTAAACGAGTATTTTCTCCGTCGTTAATACTTCTTAATGGATCACGTCTTTTATCTAAAATTCGCTTTACACCATATAATGATAAACCTAATATTTGAAAACCTAACGCACTGCCAGTTACTACAATATTAAATAATTGGGATGTTGCAAGTTCGGTTTTGCGACTTAATGAAGACAGCTCAGTTGTAACATCTTCAATTAAATCGGTATATTTATTGTATTTCTCTCTAATTGAACGAGTATATTCATTAATTTTATTTCTTATAGAAGTTATAACATCTAATAATGGTGCATGACTATAAGATGACCAAAATACTTCTTTTACTGCTCCGGTAATTACACCAATCATTCCAATGTAACTAGTATCTTTGATTATAATACCACTCATTTCCTTGAATTTTTTGCGTCGTTCATCTTCCTGCATTTTGTATTGTAAAAAGTCATCATCATTCATTAGTTCTCTTGCCAATTTATCATTTTCAGGTTCTTCTAAATCATTGAAATAATCTAATAATTCTTTGTATGTTTTTTTTGTTTGAGTTTTTTCAAAAATATTTTTCAATCCATTGTTCATAATTTCTTTTTGTTCTGTGGTTAATGAAGTAATTTGTGGTATATCTTTTTCAAATGCAACCAATGGGTTATCATTATTTATTACAAACTCCATTGGCATAGTAGAACCATAATTGGATTCCATAATAGGATATACTGGTTCTTCTACTATTATATCATCTATAATAATTTCTTTTTCATCATCAAGATTTACATATGTTGCAAATTCAGCTTCTTCACCAACTTGTATTGCAATATCTGGGTCTTCTATGCAATTGTATACAGCATTAAACCCTGACATTTTTTCATACAATTCATTCGGTAATTTTGAAAATACCATATCAACAACTTTTCCACGGTTTGATTTAGGATAAACTTCATTATATTGTATACACTTTTTCAATACTTCGCTTTTTTTAGAAATATCTTTCAATGTATTCATCAAAGTAACGGTTTTTCCCTCATTAATTTCATGGATTAAATTATTAGTAGAGTAATAAAAATGATTGCATTGTAACAAAAAGTATATTATTTGAGCAACTAATATAAGATAATATATAATTTTTTTCCAATCAAGTCCTCCATATGTTATAGCAGAATTTGGAATATATCCAGATAATAAAGTTTGTAATATATTTCTAATGACATTTCCATCCATATTTTCATCATTTAACATAGTTACTATGAATCCAATGAGAACATCGTTTTTATATGCACATGAACATATTACAGAAGTAATATACAAATCAACCGGTTTGATATCTTTGTAATATTTACCAACGGCTTTTCTAGTATTCTTGAAAAATAGGGTTGGGTCGTTTGATACTGCACTTACTAATTTCATATTTTCAATTTTAAAATCAGAAAAAATACAAGCAGTCATTTCAACAAATGGATATTTAGAGAGTAAATTATGTTTTTTATTTTCTTCTAAAAATGATTTCATGAATTTACGTTGGGTAGAATATTTGAATACATCAGACATATTTGAATAATATTGTATATTAACTTTATTTTGTCTATTTTTTGTTATTAAACTTCTAGAAGTTTTAGCAGTTTTTCTAGTAGTTTTTCTGGAAGTTTTACTACTTTTTTTGGAACTTTTTCGGGAAGTCATATATTATAAATAAATATTTTTTTACAATAAAAATATGCAACTATGTGCATATTTTTATTTTTATTAGGAGTATTTACATTTTCATATATTTTTCTACCCAAAATGAGAATTTACTATTATGAATATCCAGTCCATGTCGCATTTTCAAATAACATCGTAAACAAACCAATGTATCCATCATTGAATTATGCAAATTTCGAGGAGTTTGGCTAAATAAATGTTCGTATGTTTCTGACAATTTAGGGAACTTTTTGTATGTATACGTATTTCCTTTTTTATCAATGTTTGTAACTAATATACCGCAACTGTGAATACTACTCATCATTGTGCAAAACTTCTCCATACCAAATTTATCAAATTCACTTTTAAACAATTTCAATATATTGGGGCTTATCAATAACAATATATTACGATTTCTTTCCATTTCAATTTGTATCATTTTACTATCAAAATCCAGATTATGTGCAACTAAACAGTCGCAATCCGTATATGCTGTATAAAAACGGTCCAATGCTTGTAAGATTGATGTACCTTTATCACACATTTCGCGTGTAATAGTAGTCAGTTCAGTGATTTTAGGCGAAATTACAACGTCTTGGGGTATATTGATATATGCATTGTAGCTGTCTTCAATTACATGGTCATACATGTTATATTTGACGAAACTCAATTGAATTATATGCGGACATTGTTCGATTGGTGGTGGTAATTTTGTTACAGGATCGACTTTTGGAATTAAACCGGTGGTTTCAACGTCAAATACCAAGACTTTACGATAACTGTGATAATTGGATGAGAACATTTCTATAAGTTGATTTTATTATTTGTGTTTTATTGAAAAATAAAAAAGTGTTTCAATTTTTTGCAGTCGATTTTTAAACCTTTTCTCATTGAAACTGCCCATACACATTTACACCATTTCATATTTTCAATTAGAAATAGTGTAAAAAATCTTCAAAAAACCTTCGCAGATTCGAATCCATTTATACCATGTAAATATCTATATCTGTTAAATTCCTCTGCAAATTCATTATAATTACTTACCAAATAAGCAATATGATTTGATATTCTAGGAACTTCATTCGGTTTATACTGTTTCGCCGAAGAATAATAACACAACAATATCATCATATAAGTAGCATAGTCAACTTTTTCTTTCACAGTTTTCAAATATTCAATCATATAATGAGAACAATCGTAACATTCGCGATAATATCCAAAATCATAATATCTTTTAACAATATGCATATATGTATACAATAAATCACTTGTAGGTTGAATAAAATTGTTCAATATATGATGATAATCACCGTATGATTTATCGATTGAATCATAAAACTCATCCAATACTTCCAAGAAAAACATCTCTTCCGCGTGACCATACCCAGCGTCTGTTGATTCTATGAAAATTTCATTGAGTCTCTTCAAAATCGGTATTCCGACTTCTTTACCAGTTGTGAAGAGAGAACCACACACTACCCATCGATATTGGTTATAAAATTCCATTTTCATGGCGGGGTCCTTGTATTTTTTATCAGCAACATTCAATATTTGAATCTTAAATTTATCTGTTATATTATTCAATACATGCGGTAACATATTAATATGATAATTTCGCGCAATTTTCGATGCATTAACTCCAATATTCGAATCTATCCAACCAAATCTATCAGTATGAAATGGATTTTCTTCCATAGTTTTCAATAAAAAATCGAATTTATTGCAACAGAGTAAATGACTTTCTGCACAGGTTCGACTATCGCGTGTAGGATGATATTTTGCGCGATTTTCTTTCACTTTATTTACATATTGATATGCCCATATGCTCTGAAAATCTGTTTCTATATATTGGGTTAAATGATTGTACCCATTTTTATCGCGAATTTGTTTTATATCATCTATAACACACGAATCACAATAAATAACCAAAAATACTGGAATATGTAAAAGTGTTTCTATGTTCTTCAATGTCTCTTCACGAGAACGCGACGATGGATTGTATTTAGTTAATACAAAACATGCAGTAATTAATGTGCAATTTGGAACCATTTTCATAATTATACAAAAAATTGTTTATTTTCTTTTGTATAATATATATTTTATTTGTAGAATGGAATATACAAATAAATATCACGAATATGATGAAATTATACCAAATTTGTTTATTGGAAATTTTCATTCATTGAAATATGCCAGTAAATTTGCATTTATTGTCAATTGCACAAATAATATTTCATTTCCAAAAAGTTGCACGAATTGTATGCGGATTTCAATCAATGATGACCCATTCGATTGCGATAAAATGTTGATTATTATGAAACGACTTGATATTTTAGAAAAAATTCGAAATTTTGTAAAAAATAAACAACCGGTATTAGTCCATTGTTATGCCGGAATACAAAGGTCTTGTGCAGTAGTCGCATGTTATTTGATGAAATATTATAATATATCACCTTGTACTGCAATTAATCAAATAAAAATGAGAAGACCTTATGCATTTGATGGCGGAGTTAACTTTCATGATGCTTTGTATTCATTTTATCATGAAAATAAACAGAAAAATATAGAAAATTGAAATTCTTTGTCTCTTTTACATTGGAAGCAAAGAATGAACTAAAATATGAACCAAACAAATGATAAGAATATTGTGTCGGAAATGATTGAAACCCAACGTGAATATATCAATACTTTATTACAAGAAAAATATTATTTATCAGAAGAGAACAAGCTATTGCAAGAACGTTCTCGTCAAAATGAACTATTGATTGATACCATGCAAGTGAAATACATATCTTACCTGGATGATTATGCAAAAAACAGTATTGTATTGACTGAAAAAATCAAATTACTGGAAGTCGAAATGGCTAATTTGAAAAAAGAATTGGAAAAAGAAAAAGAAAAAAATATTCCAATTGGTATGCGTATTAACGATTTAGATGATGACTGGGATTGGGAAGAAGATAATGGTAAACTACATATCGACGATTTGAATACCAGTGAAGAAGTGACAAATAAAGAAAAATACGTAATTGAATACTTATATACAAGTCAGCCTTCACATAATTCGAAAAAGAATGATACTTACATATCAAGTGAAACACAAACCGAAGAATATGAATATTCTGAAAGCACAATCAACGACAACATTACGATAAACGACAACAGTACGATAAACGACAACATTACGATAAACGACAACAACAAAACTATATTTCCCGATTTATCATCTATATTGCAAGATAGTTGCAATGATTTAGACGAATATATTGACAAATACGATTCCTATTTGTTTGAACGATTTTGAAACCAGAAATAAAAACAAAAAAAACAAAAGAAAACAAAAGAAAACAAAAGAAAATAAAAAGAAAAATACAATAAAATATATAAAAAGTCAAGTGTATATATTTTTATATTACAATGGAAAATGAAAAATCGTGTATCACTTTTGTAACATCCTATATGAACATATATGAAACTCATTATGACAATCGTGATGTGGAATGGCGAACACGACATTTTTCGGATATTATGAAAACTGGAATACAACTCTATGTTTTTATTAGTCCAGAATACGAAGAGGTGATGACCGAAATGTCCAAAGATTACCCCAACGTGATATTGAAAACCATTGATTTCAAATCCATGGAAACGTACACCGATGCAATGAATTTGCAACCGGGTACATGGGATTTACCAAGTTATCGTAACGAAGGAAAGGATACAAACGAATACATATTACTAATGAACGCAAAAACCGAATTTTTGAAAAAGGCGATTGATGTCAATCATTGGGGGTCCACCCATTTTTCATGGATTGATTTCAATATTGCCTATATTTTCAAAGAAAAGGAGAAGACGTTGGAATATTTGCGTTTATTGGCGCATCGTCAATATGCGGACACCTGTTTGACAATTCCAGGTTGTTGGGGAAAATTACCACCAGATGATGTTGGCCGTGCATTTGATTTCATTCATTGGCGTTTTTGCGGCGGGTTTTTCTTGGGAGACCGCGATTCCATTGTCCATTTTTATGATTTGTATAGACAATATTTCCCCGAGTTTTTGAAAGAAAGTCACCGGCTCGTTTGGGAAGTGAATTTCTGGGCATGGTTGGAGGCAAAATGTGATTGGCATCCAACGTGGTTTTTGGCGGGGCATGACGATACCATTATATTCATGTCCGCTGACATTTTCACGAAAAAAATATACGATGTTGCTACTTTTGAAGAATATTCATACCCATATATACATGAATATTACCCCACATCGGCGTCGTATGTGTACCATGATGGAAGACATTTACTAAATACCCGATATGTAAGCTATTGGTTGATGGACACTGGTGCCTATTTTTTTCATCATCCTGACCGTATTATAGAGAATAAAAATTTGATTTCAGAATTAGACGAAAATATGCAGCCAATGACGTTTTATGAAATGACGGAAAAGATTGATATGCCATCTTCTGAAACATCATTTTCACGAGGTTTAGAAGATATTCGGTTGTATAGTATGAATGGTTTAGTCAAATTCATTGCGACAACGGTGAGCTATTCATTGAATGGACGTAATATGATGATGAATGGTGTATATGACGTGGATACTTGTGAATACCGGGATTGCAAGATATTGAAACCACCCGGAGGCGATAGTTGGTGTGAAAAGAATTGGATACCTGTGGTTCTTAAAGGCGCTGCTGACGAAGGCACTGACGCTGATGAAGAATATTTTATTTACAAATGGTCGCCGCTGGAAGTGGGGAAAGTGAATCCGGAGACAAATACATTGGAGATAACACATAGTTATCCTGTCCAATCGCCGCTGTTTCATAAAGTCCGCGGGTCCGCACCGTTTGTGGAAACCGACGAGGGTTTATTGGGAATCGTGCATTTGAGCGAAGAACATGGTCCGCGACATTATTATCATATGATGGTATTATTGGATAAAGAAACATTTAGGCCAATTAAATATTCACGTACATTTTGTTTCAGAACATTGGGAGTGGAATTTTGTGTAGGAATGCGAATTTTAGGCGAAAAGTATATGTTTTGGATATCGCGACATGATAGAGACCCAATGCTGGTTCGCGTGGATATGGCCGAAATACCGTTGTTGTTTGATTTCATTTGAATTTTTGTTTTGAATGAGATTTGTTAAAAAATTATATAAAATCCTTAATATATAGTATTTTATATAATGCCGGAATGGGATAAATCATGGAATGATTATATGCATCATATGTTATTCGCGGTAGATTCCGCCCAATCGGGAAAAATTCTTGGCACATTTTTTTCAAAAGGTGTTTTTACTTTTAAAAATGATAATACAATAACCGGTTCTCATATCATTTGGCTACCTACACAAAATGAAAATGAATATAATTTTGACAATGTTAACAAACTACCCAATAATATAAAATATTTATTCCACAGAGATTTAACTGGCAATATTAAAAAAATATATGAAGTAAACAACATAACCTATACCGATAGCGAAATAAATGTTGAATATAAATTATTTTCAGATGAATCGCCAGCACCATCGTCATCAGTAGAAGTTACAGCGAAACCCCTAAAGCCAATAATAGAAGACAACGAATTGAGAGAAGAAATTAAAAAAAATAGTAAAAAAGTAATAAATGCTTACAACGAAGTAAAGTCAAAAAATTTTTTTAATTTTAAAAATAACGGGGGATCGCACACAAAAGGTGGCAATATTATAAATGATATGAAATCGCTTCTTGATTTTTTTGAAATGTTTGTGAATTCATTTATTACACATCCAGTAATATTGAAATTAAATTCGTTGAAAACAGACCAATATAAAAATTTATTTTCAAAAGATATATTTATGCTAGAAAAAGTAAAAGTAGTTGATTCACAAGAAATCGGTAAAATAATAACAAATATGCTTTTTCATAAATTTGAAATAAACAAAAACGATAATCCTGTTATTAATGATAATGTAAATAAAGAATTTGAACAGGTGGAAATTATAAAAAATGAAGATGATTCAAACAATTCAAATAAAAATATAGTTGAAAATGGAAAAATACATATAAAAGAATTAATTACTAAATTTTTAATTATAGAATCAATTATAAAAGAAAAATTAAAAAACCCAATACAAAATACATTTCATATAAATGACGTGTTTTTAAATATTTCTAAAAATATAAACAAAATTATTGAAAAATTTGATACAATAATCAAGGTGAATGTTGAAAATAATGAAAATAATGAAACTTATGAATATGTTATAATGGATATTATAAATAATTTAAATAGTAATAATACAGAATTTAATGAAACATTGAATAAATTTATAGAAAATAATGTATCAGATAAAATATTAACATATGTAAAAATAAATAATTTTGACCATTTAAATATAAAATGGAACAATCGATTCAATATTTTATTGAATAATAGTGGTAAGACAGATAATAAATTTAATTCTATGATAGTAGATTATTATAATCGGGATGATAAATATAATTTCGATAAACCTAGTGGTTTTTATTTTAATAACTCTAAAAATGAATATAATTATACACACAGATATTTATTTGGAAATTTTACAAAAATATTTCCACCACATATGACAAATCCAGAAATTGCAAAACAAATGACACAAATTGTTAAAAAAGTTAAAGATGGAAAACCAGTTTTTATAATGGGTTATGGTGCAAGTGGTTCTGGAAAAACGTCGTCTCTTATATATTTTGATAAAGGAAACGAAGGTGAAAAAGAAGGCATTATTATTGATATTTGTAAAAAAATATGTGAAAACGATGATGATGAAGGACTATTTTATGATACCATTGAATTAACAACCCAAGAATTATTTGCAAAAGATACTGCTGAAAATGATGAAAATGATGAAAATAATGAAACCAAAAAAAACTTTGATGATAAATGTAAAAATGGAAATGAAAACTTCAATAATTGTGTATCAAAAAAATATACATTTAACTTTGATGGTAAAAGTATTATAACAACTAATGATAATACTAATCATGATATATTTCATGAATATCGTAGTATTAATTATCCAAAAAATCAAGAATTTGGTATGATACTAGAATATTTAATTGATAAAGATAGATTGGTAAAAGCTACTACAAATAATCCGCAAAGTTCGCGTAGTCATTCATTGGCATTTATTAAATTTATTCACTCCGAAAATAAAAATAACCCAGGTTATTTGATAGTGGGTGATTTTGCAGGTGTAGAAAATGAATTTGAATGTAAAAAAGTAGGAACAATAACAGACTTTTTGAATATAACAAATACTGATAATGAATTGTTGTACGGTGGCGATTTTACTATTGAAAAATATAAAAATTCTATACGAGATATTATTTTGAATTATATAAAATATATAAATAATAATAATAATAATAATGAAATCAAAAATAAATTTTACGAATTAATCAATAAAAATATAGATAAAGCACATATACTCAATTACAACGATAATATAGATACAGATAGAAGTGGGAATCATACAATAAAAGACAAATTAATTCATTTAGATGTAATTGACTTTATGAAAAATTTAACTGAACCATCAAATAATACTACTACTAGTAATAAATTTAAAGAATGGTTTAATAAAACAGGTTTAAAAAAAACATATGACGAATTACAACTCGAATATAATAAAAAAATATATGAATCAGTACAACAAAAAAAACGACAACAACCACAACAACAACCACAACAACAACCAGAACAACAACAACAACAACAACAACAACAACAACCAGAACAACAACAACAACAACAACAACAACAACAACAATCAAAAGAGGAATATAAAAAAATACGTGTAAAAATAGACAATAAATATATAATTAATGAATTAGAACGTATATATAATGAAAGTAATATTAGCATCAAAATCAAAACTTCAAAAAATATATTTGACAATTGGATGAAAACTATTTTGGGTGAACGATATCATAAAAATAATAATAATAATAATAATAATGATAATAAAAATTACTTTTGGAATAATGAGGATGATGATGTTGATGATGATGATGCTGATGCTGATTACAATGATGATGATAGTAATAATGATTTGAATCAGGAGATTACATGGGATTATCTTAATGATAATGATGATGATGATGAACATTTTGATGATTTATTGTTTGATTTAGATGCAGCTATTACAAAATGTAATAATGAAAAAACAAACACAATAAAAGACATAAAGAACAAAATAACAATTTTGGAAGAAGAATATATTCCGTTTTATCATCAAAAAAAAGAAAGCTTGTTAGGGTTTGAAAAATATTATGCAACACGTAGATATATAATTACTTTTAAGTCACATATGTTAAAATGCGCTGAATATTTTCAAAACTATAGATTTTCAAGAGATGTGATAAATGAATACAAATTTACAAATAATACAAATTTTACACATACTAAATTAGCTAACGAATATATTAGCGATGATTATTTTAAAAAATATTGCAAAGAATTGGATGAAAAGCAATTAAAAGATATAGAATTCGATTTCTTTAAATTTTTAAAAGATTTGTTTGATAGTAAATTTAATGAAACAAACGAATATATAGAAAAACGTAGTGAAATATTAGGTAATCACCCTTTTTATAATGAATATATAAAAAAAAACAATTTAAATATGGACAATAAAAATGAACAAGCACAAAATATTTTTGATATAGAAAACGAAATTTTAACAAATGTTGCAACCGTTCTCGGAAATATAAAAAAACGTTTGGAAAAGGGTAAACTAGTATGTGATAATAGAAGTATCGAAGGAAAATTCATAAACAAATCTTTGCAAGATATGCGCGAAGATATAAAGAATATTTTTTATGAAAAACAAAAAGGTGTTATATATATTTCACCTGATTATATAAACGAATGTTTGGAAAAATATTGTCCAACCCATAGCGATTGTTTTAAACTCAAACCTAATGAAAATTCAGAAATAAAATCAGATATTTTCAAAACTATTTTTAATTTTATTAAAATCGAAAAAGATAATCAAAATGATCAAAATAATGAATATACAATCGAAAATTTCTATAAAGAAATTTTAATAAGTGTATTTTGTGTATTTAATATTTCACGGGATGCAAATAATCCACCACCTGTTCTATATATTGATATAAATAAAATTAAAATTGGATTTAAACAATTAAAAGAATTTAAAATAATTGATAAATTACAACTAATGAGTGGAGAATGGAAACTAAATAAACAGGAAGACAAATATAGCAATAATCTTGATTATTATAAAAATATTTTGAATGAAATAACACATCATTTTACAATTTTAATTAAAAATTTTTACGATAATTTTGGTGATATGGCAGAACCAACTCCTTATGGTATTTTGGATAATGATGATAATGATGTTGATAATGTTTTAATATTAAAACAACCTCTAAATTTTTCATTGAGTAATACCCGAAGATATATAGTATATGGATTACAAAATATGGAAGTCCAATTAAAAGAAATAAAAGATTATGTTTTTAATGAAAATAATAAGACATATCAACTAGAAACACATAATGCATTAAAAACACTAATATCTTCTTTAAAAAACTTTAATAAATATCTCGTACAATTAATTGAATATTATGACAATCAAAATGCCATTTCCGCAATAGGAACATTAGAATTTTTAGACCAAATATCAAAATATAATACTACTGAAACAATATGTTTTTTAGAACATTTAGCACCTAAACCCTATAATTATTTTGAAATATATAAAAATGGTCAATATGAAGTTAAAGTAGAGTAAAAATAATATACTAATATAATAAGTATGAATACAACAGAACAAAATAAAATATGGAGGAAAATAGATACTTTGATAAATAATTTTAAAAGATATGATTTAGAAAAAAGAATACAATATGTTGCAAAAAATGCAGTTAATTTGGAATTAATGACTAGACAACTTCAATTAATTAAGGAGAAGGTTAAAAATAAACAAGCAGAAGAATATGTAAAGGAATATGAAGAAGCAAACGAAAAAAAATCAATCGAAGAAAAAACAAAAAAAGAAAATCAACAAAAACATCTTAAAGAACGTGTTGAAGAAATTAAAGAAAAACATATTAATGAATCAAGAGAACATATACAAAAAACTGCAACTAATGAAGTTGCTGCCGGATTAATGTCTAGTCAAATAAAAAAAACTGCTATTCAAGCAATTGAGGATAATGATGATGATACATATAGTGATGATTTTGAAGATGAAAGTCATGATGATGTTAATACATATAGTGATGATTTTGAAGAAGATGATTTTGAATCAACGGTTAATCAAATAAAAAAAACTGCTATTGAAGCAATTGAGAATAAAGTAGAAGAAGAACTAGAAGTAGAAGAAGAGATAGAATACGAAGAAGAAAAATATATACAAAATACTGCAACTAATGCAGTTGCTACCGAATCAACTGCTAGTCAAATTAAAGAAGCTTCAAAAAATGCAGTTATAAAGGGTGTTGAAACCAAAAATGTAGCACACGATATTGCAACGAACTTAGTCAGTAATGTATTAACCAACGTAATAACAACACCCAAAAAAATCATTATAAAATTTATTGAAAATTATATTTCATTAATTAAAACAATCATTGCAATCAAAAAAGCGGCAATCGCCGCAGTAACCAATGCAGTTGCTCCAAAAGACATTACTGAATTAATTAAACAAACTGCTATAAAAGAGATAAACGATAACGTATCAAGACTATTGACCGAAGTCGCCGAGCCAAAGATTGATGTAAAACATTTAATCGAAAATGCTGCGATAAACAAAGTGAATGATGCAGTCAAAGATGCATTCATAAATGATTTGAAAATTAAATTAGTAGAAAAAGAAACTATAATTGCAGAAAATGTAAAAAGAAATTTAGAAGAAATCGCGATAAAAACTGTCGAAAGGGAAACGATTGGAAGCGCAAAGACAACACCAGGAAGTAGTATGGGTCCTAATATTGAAAACGATTTGAAAAATGCCGCAATTACCGCACTCTATCGCGCGTTATTAGGAGTACCCAGAAAACCAATTGATATTACAAAACCACCAGATAAATTTGATATATTAATAACTGATAAAACGTATGAATATTACAAGAAAAAAGGAGAACGCAAAGAAATACCTGAATTAACAAAATATGATAGTATTTTAGAAAAACAACAGAAATAATAGAATAAAAATAATAGAATAAAAATATTTAGGGAAATATTGGATTGGGTTAGAATAAAATGTTGGATTAATATATATCGAAAAGAAGAAGATGTCAACATTTACTTATGATAGCGTTGATAAAATGGCGGTAATGGTAAAGGTTACCCCGAAATCCGATTTTAGTGGTTTTGATGCAGAAATACAACCAGATACTGACGCTGCTAAAAAAAATATATTAGGAGCAATTGGAAAATTTATGGCAGATAGACCTGCCGATTTGTCTACGGCCCCTATTGTCCTAGGCGGTTCATCATCACAATCATCAAAAGGTGGAAAATCAAAAAAAAACCGCAAATCAAAAAAGGCAAGAAAAGCCAGAAAATCCCTACGTAGAAAATAAACACCCTCTATAAAAAATCAAATCCGTTATGTTTTGATTTTTTATATTTAGACATTTCATTGCGACTACCGCGCGGACAATTTAGTAACATTATATATACAATTTAATTATGGCATCTTTTTCAGATTTAGATGAAGAATTAGTGAACATAGAAAATAAAATAAAAGAAATTGAAAAAACATTTTTAGAAGAATTATACAATTTGAATGTAGAAGATTTAGAAAAAGTAGCAGAATCAAATGGAACAAAAGATATTGATGATTCTATTTTAGATAATTTCAAAAAAACAAATGATATATTGAATAGAGAAAACAGCGACCTAGACTGGATATACGGTGTATTAACAACCCCAAGTTTATCCCGAACACAGTCGATAGTATCATCGCCAATATCATCATCACTAGTATCAACGCCAACATCAACATCAACATCAACACCAGTATCATCTCGTTCAGTAAGCTCTATACAAGAAGGTTCGACCTCTTCTATTCAAGACAATATTAAAGATATTGCGACAAATACTGTAACATCTGAGGTTGTTAAAACCAATGTCGAAAGTATTGCGACAAATACTGTGAAAGAATCAGTAGGTGAAGAAGAAGAAGAAGAAGAAGAAAAAGAAGAAGAAGAAAATACAATTGAAGACCAAATCAAAAACTCTGCATTAGAAGCAGTTCGATATAACATCGAATTAGAAAAAGAAAAGAGTTATGTGCGTGCATACCCAAGAAAACAAGTGGGTATTGCAAATCCAAAAAATGCATGTTATGCAATTGCAACAATACAAATGTTATATTCATTACCTTTTTTAAGAAAATATTATACAGAATTGAAAAAAGAACATTATGATAGTATTCAATATGATAATAAAAGAACGTTAAAAATACTTAGTGAAGACGATGGCTTTAATCAAAATAGATTAGATGCAAAAACTCATTTAAGTGGAATAACTAATTTTTTTAATTTGATGAAGAATGAAATAAATAAATCAATTAGTGATAATTGCATTTTAATTACAGACGATACGATAAACCAACAAGATGTAGTTGAATATTTAATGTATATGCGACCGATATATATGTATAATAATGCTATCCGCATTCTTTCTTATCAAGAATTAAGTTGTAATAATGGAAAAAAAGTAAGAATTCCCGAAGACTATAGTGAAGAATTTTTATCACTTGAAATAGAAATAAACGGAAAGGATTTGAATAGTTGTATTGAATCATTCAACAATAACAACGAAAATGAACATTTTGATAGATGTAAAAATAATGATAATGATAATAAAGTATCTAATGCAAAAAGGTTTTATATAATTCCACCTGAAAATAGGTATTTACTTATTTCATTAAAAAGATTTAATAATAAAGGTGAAAAACAAATATCTGACGTGAAACCAAATAAAACCATAATAATAGGTGGAGTAAAATACACATTATCTGGCGTAATAGTTCATAGTGGTGGAGTTACAACATCAAGCGGCCATTACCTTTTCTTTCAATGTAATAAAAAGGGAGATTTTACTACAATATATAATGATTCGTCTACTCAGAAGTTCAACGATACCGAATATAATAGAAATTTCATAAATATTAATGGATATTATTTTGCCTACACAAGATACCCAGTTGACCAACCCATGTAGACAAAAAAATATTACTAAAAATATTCATGGAATCCAAAAAACGAACAGATAAAATAATAAAACAACATACTAATCCTCCATAAATTCGCTAATGCGGTCTATCCAAACATTGCCCATGTCATTTTCATAAGTCACATCTTCATTCGTATTCAAATACAACACACGTTCTACTTTCGAACTTCTTAACAGCCATTTGTCGTGATATTTTTTACATTTTTCTAAATATTCCAGAGGAATGGCGGCTTCGCCGTCGCGCCCTCGTTTGCCAATGCGTCTTGCACATACCTCGGCATCGGAGTCAATATAAATATACCCTGACACTGGATACGCCCCCGAATATTCGTCATATATTTTTTTATAAATTTGATAGCAAACGTCTTCGATAATTCCGTCGTCGAACAACATCTTGGCGAAAATCCGGCAATCGGCATCGAGCGAACGTTCGCAAATAATAATACGGCAATCGGGGTTTTCGCGAACGGCTTTTGCAAGGGCAGAATAACGTGTAATGTAGGCCATTACTTGGAACGGAAATGCATATTTAGTAGAATCCGCATAGAATTTTTGTAAGATATTTTCGCCGGATGCATCGCGAATTTGTTCCCAGACATCGACGGGTTCTTTTATGAAAACGACGGTTTTGTCGCCGGCATATTTTTCTTCCAATTTTGATAAGATTGTAGTCTTACCAGTACCGATATTTCCTTCAATACTGATAATTTTAGGCATGTTATTTTGGTTCATTTTGTTTTGGTTGATTTTGTTCATTTTATTAAATATCTATTTAATAAAATATTGGGGCGTAATTTTGGTTTCAATTTTTTGCTTGTTTGAATGGGGAAGTTTATATATTTATATATTATATAATTGTATTTATAATATGGCATCTTTTATTGGTCCTAATAGTGTATTTACAGGACCAATTAAGAATGAAGAACCTGTAAATAATGAAGAACTTGCAAATAATGGTGATGATGATAATGGTGATAATTCTATGGATGCAGCTCCGACAGACGAACCTCAACCAGAACAACTCGATAGAATTTTTAAATACCATATATCAACCAATGGTACTGGTCCTGGTAGTAGTATTGGTATGGTTATTTTTAATACAAAACCAGGAACATTACCTTATTATGAAAACTTATATCGAATACATTCACTTATTGACGAAAAACATGACAATACGGATGGAAAAAGAGTTTCTGAATATTTAAAAAACAAAGTGTATAAAAATAATGTTATTGATGCAATCAATTATAGTACCGTTGGACGTGTATCATCATTTTCAACTGGTGTTACAGTGTCAACATTAAGAAATTATAGTGTAAATAATACAGTAACTACGCTCCACGATGCATTGGAGAGATTAGGAGATTCTTTTATTATAGGTATTAACGGTAACCAATATACAGCACCTACACTTCCGTCTTTACAAATATTACCATGGAATTGTTCTAGAAATATTATTCAGGATGAGCTCGCAAATAATATGGTTGTTTATAGAGGTTTCGACACAATTAATGGTTGTACTAATGAAATCGCGGGAAACAGAGTGAAGTTAGAAATGGGTATTCAAAGTACTGGATATGTTCACGATGTAGGACCAACAGGATTATTTAATAGAATTACAGCAAATGTAGGTGCTGACGGTGAACCCCGAAATATAGTTTCGGGAAAATTAGATTCAAGTCCAGTTGGTGGAGAATTTACATATCCAGATGAAAGACAAATTGAAAATTTACAAACATTAATACCGTTTATGGATATTTATAATGAAGCCGGGGAATTAATAGGCATAATAATGATTTATATAGCGCCACGTCTAAGAGACGATGATGATGATTATGATGTTTTTTTAGCATTTAAATTTTTTCTAATAACAACTGGTAATTATGCTCCTATTTATACTATTGATGAAATCCCTACTATTCTTGGACAAACCCGTACACAAAATATTGCTTCAATACAAGGTACTGGTTGGTTTACATATCTAGTAGAGGATGCAGTACCGAATTTACCGGAAATTGCCCAATATATGTCAGGTGCAAATGGTTGTTTTCCTGCTATTTTAAAAAAAATGTTTGGTTTGTCTAGAAATATATATAATAAATGTGAACCATATGAAGCTATTGGCATTCGGTTATTTGGAACTATTGGAGATACTAGTATCTTTGGAACACGACAAGACTTGTTTATCATGGCATTTTTAATGAAAATAAAATGGATTGGCGATTTATCTAGATTGATTGATTCATTTATGATAACCGAAGTTCATAATTTACCAACCGCAACTGCCACTGTTGATGGTTTTATGAAACGTTTTGCATGTTTATCCAATTTGTATGTATATTGCGCAAATAAAAATGGCGGTGATTTGACTATAAATGATGTAAAAACATTAACTCTGCAACAAATTGCTATATTGGATGAACGACGAGAACTGCAACTGCAACAGCAACTGCAACAGCAACTACGAGCCTCTAATGATGCTATGCAAGATAAAATTTATAAAATCATAACAAAAATGAAATGGTATAAGGATTTAATTACACAACTTAATCAATTTGATAATAATAATTTGATACCTAGACAAGTTAATTGGATACCTAGACAAGTAATTTTAATTTTGAATGGTATATTAGGTGAAGGTGCTGTTGAAATGGAAAAATTACGTTTTTCTAGTAGAATTATTAGTACAGTAGTTAGTTGTTTAGGAAAACAAACATTTATGTATGAAAAAGTTAAATTCACATACACAGAAATGCAATCAATACTCGATTATTTTTTAACATTATTTTATTATCATATTGTATTTGATTATTTCAAGTCTTCACCGTATCAAAATGTTGGAAATATATTTGATTTTGTATTAACACAAAGTTCGGCAATGAGCATAGGTATTACAAATAGACAAGATAATGTAGATATCGAATACTTTTTTACTAGTCAATATCATAAAAGTGATATAGATATATCAATAATAAATAACGGCAACCCTGGTGGATTTATAAGCTATTATGAAAACATCTTCAATGATATTGATAATACCATGAATATTCTGGAAAAATATAATAATATATCTAAAATTATTCCACAATATACAGGTGTCAATAGTAGACATAGAACATTGTTTGACGATTCTCTATATTTGTTATCAAAAAATATAGCTGAGATTAATACAGCCAAACCGGTTGTACAACAGTTAATGCTACAACCGGTTGTACAACAGTTAATGCTACAAACTATTACAATAAGTCAAATACCAGAATTAAGTTATGAACCTAATGTTGGAAATACAATAAGAAGACATTTTGGAATTTTCATAGATAACCAACGTATTTTTCCACAACAAGGTGGGATGCCAACCCCACCCATGAACGCCAACACCACAGCCAAAAACCGCATCCGAATACCAAAAAACCCAATATTAAACAAAAACATGAACGTCAACCCCAAACCCATAATGCCACCACCAAAAATAAAAAATGTTAAAAAAAAAGTAAATAGACTCAAAATCTCTTTCGCACCTAATAAAACTAAAAAAAAAAGAAATAAGAATACTATATCACAAGAATATGAAAATGAAAACTATGATACTAATAATATAATTAATCAATCAGAAGATGAGTCGCTATTATTTGAGGGATACTCTCATGATGAAAACATCGCAATTGAACAACTAAAATTGGAAACTGGTTACAAAGAAGTACTACCTATGCATGAACGTTATTATAGTCACCGTATAGAAAATATTAATAGTTATCGACAAGGAATATTGAATGATTTACATATGTTAAATGAAAATTTTACTGACGGCAATAACGATCAACAAATCAATGAAACATCACAATATTCCGATTCAGAAACTAATTTCATATTTGATTTACTATATCAAACAATAAATTATCCTTATGGTGAAAAAAAGATAAAATATAATATTATAAATATAAAACCTACTTCTTATCAATATACAACTCGTTTTTTTGGAGATAATTTTACCATATTTTATAAGTTGGCATTCGACCAAATAAAAGCAGATATAAATTTTTTAGAACCGAACAATGAAGACAAGATAGATAAAATAGTAACACGTTTTGGAAATTATACTAAATATTTAAAAGAATATAGAGACTTAAAAGAAGATATAAATACTATTAATTCTGTGTACACGGATATATATATAGAAGAATACATAGAACAAACATATAGTAATGGTACAATTCATAATTTTGACAATGGACGTCAAAGTTTTGATACAAATGGTTTTTATACAAATGGTTTTTATACAATATTAATACCTTGTTATAGAATATTAACACCACCCACATTGATTCCACCAGAATTGTATAATAATAACATACCACCAAGTGTATTTAATCTACCCGGTGGTAGTTCAAAAAAAAACAGAAGAACAAAAAAGAAAACATCCAAAACAAATAAAAAAAATACTCGTAAAGTCCATCCTAAAAAACATAGAAAAACAAAACGAAAATCTAAAAAATAAACAAAACGCCGAAACACTACGTCAACAACAAACTATTCGAAAAAGTCTTCAAAACACGGTATTTTAACATGTCCGGTTCTCGACCATTCGTTGGAAATTCTTTATTTCCATAAATATCTTGTAACAATAACCACTCAAACAACCCCCCTGGATAAATATAAATATTACTGAATCCTAACCCGCGCAATTGGTTGTATTTCACATCTACGCTGTTATCCGACGTATTTTTACCATAAATCAAGAAGGTTCTCGAATTAAACTCAAATTTATCCAATAAATCATTCACCATCCTTTCCTCTAATTCAACCGGTACCGTATTTTTAATAAGGCAATTTTGTTCATTTATTCCCAATGTATTAATCAGTATATATTTATCGGGGTTCTGTATTGCAAATTTAATATCTTCAAATCCGATTTTTATTGCGACGTTCGGTGTAAACCAATTTTTGAACATTATCTACTATGAATATACCTAAATATTTATGCCATTTTACGCGAAAATTGTCTCTCATGAGAAAAATACAAATCTTTGTACATAGTCAAAAAAGAATTACACCTTTACACAATTAAATCGCCCATTCTGGGTCGATTTACCAGTGCTTAAACCATGCGCATTTAAAATGCGCAAAGGTATAAAAAACAAATATGTATATTTTTATCTAATTTATGTATCGGTAAATGGATTGAAATGGACCCGGTTATTGGAAACAAATCACATTATTTATGACACTATTGTTTTCAGGTAGCGTATGCAGATTTATGAGTTGGTTCATTTTGTATATGATTTACGTATAGTTATATACTATATGCAAATTCTTTTATGTGGTTATATTTGTTAGTTTTATTGGGGGAGGGTATCATTATTAGGTGTTGGTGGTGGTTGATTGTTATTTTCACCCGAGTTTCTAGTAAACGGATTTAGTGTATTTTTCACCTTTGATGCAGCAGTCGTTATCATTTGACTTAATGGTCTTGTTAATAAAACATCCCCTATTAGTTTATTTGTTCTTTTGTCATAGATATAAATCTGACTACTTTTATTAAAATTAATATCTTTATGGATGTTGTAGTCAAAACGCAATTCTGCATCTTCAGGGTTTTCAGGCATGATTTTATTAACACCTTTATATGGTTTGTTGTTTGGGTATTTAATTGTTTTTTTGATCGTATAAGGAGGTTTTTTTTTACCGTTATTTTCTACAACGTCGCTTAATTCTACAACGTCGCTTAAAGAAAATGTAATTTCACCGACTTTTACCCATCTATTATTTGTCGTCCCATCGTAGTCATAAGCCTGGATTATAAATGTTTCAGGTTTTTTTTCATAATCTTTACTTTTTTCCATGTTTTCTGCTAATTCATCGAAAGATTTAAAATCTCTTCCGAGATATAATCCTCCTCTTGTGTTCTTTGTTTTGTTTTGTTTTGTTTTGTTTTGTTTTGTTTTTTGTGTTTTGTTTTGTTTTGTTTTGTTTTGTTTTGTTTTGTTTTGTTTTTTAGTTTTCATCAAAATAGTCATTGCTAACTACTATATATAAGCTATATATATATATATTATTAGTGGTTCATATAATATTTTACCACTATCTATTTTTGCATGGAATATTTTGATTATTTTGCTAAATAAAATAAATAAGCATCTATTGTAATATAAATAAAAAAATAGAAAATTGAATATATTTATTTTATATATCAATTATTTTTGTAGATTATAAATTTACACGGATATTATCGTGGTGACAATTATTGAAAACTTGGTTCAGTAGGAATACAGGAAGATAATTATAAATCGCTCATTTTAATGATGGTATTAAATTCACCGTAAAAGCTTTTTCTAATAAAGAAGTTTGAATGGCATTTCGATATTTAAAAATTAGTTGATTTAGACCGTTTTGATATTGATATTTTTTTATAAAATCGTCTATATCTTTTTTAAATTTTTCAATGTTTTTATCTTTTTCTAATTGAGGATTTTCAAAAATTCTTTGCAATACTTTCAATTTTTTAAATCTCGATGAACTTATTTCATCATTAATTTTTGTTTGTTGTGCTTTGCTTGAATCTTCTGGATCTGCTACTACTGCTGTTTGTACTGCTTCTGCTGTTTGTACTGCTTCTGCTACTACTGCTGTTTGTTCTGCTTCTGCTGTTTGTTCTGCTTCTGCTGTTTGTACTGCTTCTGCTGTTTGTTCTGCTTCTGCTGTTTGTACTGTTTCTGCTGTTTGTACTGCTTCTGCTTCTGCTTCTGCTTTGGTTGAATCTTCTGCGGTTGTTGATACTGGTAGTGACTTTAACATACATTCTTTCAATGATATATCATAATTAATGTCATCAAGTTCTTTATCTTTTATTCGGTTGTTTAATAAATATTCCTCGATCTTTTTTATTTGTTTCAATCTTGATTCTGTAAATTCTTTTCCAATAATCGAAATAATTGATTTATTATAAGAGTTAATTTCAGATGACTTATATATAGCAATTGCTGCTGGTGCAATAATCGGTAAAATTGCAAGCGCAACAACTTTATGGGTTAATGTTAATCCTGCGGCAAATGGTACCAGAGGTGGATACGCAATTGAAGCATAAAATACTACTTGCGTTGCTAGTGTAAGTGTTCCATAAAATATAGATAACATTGGATTTTTTTTAGCAAATCTATATGCTCCTAATAATGAATCGCGTAATACATCTCGTAAACTTCGGTTTCCTTCTTGAACAGTTCTTGACACTAGTAAATTATCTTTGTACATAGTCAAAAAAGAATTAAAATAGAACAAATATGTATATTTTTCTGTAATTTTAGGGTCTCGTTTCTTAACGAATTCATATGCCATTGTTGGTATATGTGAAAATGCTGTATAAGCATTACTGGCTTTATTTTTGATACTTGTTTTCAAATCATTAAATAGACCTGCACCTATTTTCTTTTTCAATGTACGACGTTTTTTAAACCCTCCTTTTTTTCTACTAAATGAAAAATTTGTAATAGTATTGTACCCTTTTGAAATTCCACTGGATACTGATTTTCCTAGATATTTGGGTGCCGATAATACTGAATTCCCTAATGATTTTAAAGATTCCTTTGTAGATGTCAATTCATTCAAAAGCTTCTGTTTTGCCATAACTACTTTTGCTTGATAGATAATTTTTTTACCTTCATCATCGGTTGGTTTAATTTTATCAATAGCTTCTTTGTATAATTCTCTTATCTTGTATATAAAAAAATAAACTAATAATAAATATTTATAAGAGTTTCCTTCTACTTTAAAATTTTGTAATAAATTATTCTTTTTCATATCAATAACATAATTACGTATTTTCTCAACAGTGTCAAGTTTAGATCTACGTATTTCAGTACGTATTTCATCAACAGTTTTTCCTTTAAATTCAAGTTCTTGTTCTACATTCATCCTAACATTTTCAACATCTTTATCTTGAACATTTTTTACGTCAACACCTAATAATGATTTTTTTATTTCCTCATTTTCTTTAAATATAGGAAGCTGGATAATATTAATTTTTTCAATATTTTGAAAGAAACCTTCAAATAGTGCCAATATTGTTGTGTTTAGTACTACTGGTTTATCGGTATTAGCTTGGGTTTCTTCACCGTCACCGCCACCGCCATAAAACCCGCCAATTATACCATGTTTATCATCATTACCATTACCACCAGTACCAGTACCAGTACCATTATCAGTACCAGTACCAGTACCATTATCAGTACCAGTACCAGTACCATTATCAGTACCAGTACCAGTACCAGTACCATTATCAGTATTTCCATTACTTTCAATAGCGTTATCTTTCTGAATTAAATTCTTCGCTACTTCCTCGATTTTTTTATTTTCAACTTCTAATGTATTTATAATTTTTTCTGCATTTCTTACATCGGGGTTGTGTCCATTGCCCAATTCAATCGCCACGGTCTCTTCGGGTTTACTATCAATCGGTTTTGTTAATTGTTCTATTATTTTATTAAAATCAAGTGTTTCTTCTGATTTTTTACTATCATCAAATAGATAATGCGATTTTCCAAAAGAGTTTGTCATAAAAAAATCATTCAATGTATTACGTACATTATTAAACATATCATCTAGTTCTTTACCTATGGTTTTTAATTCTTCCTGATAAAGTTGTATTGTATTATGTGTATTATTTGTAGTATCTACATCTATATAAACAGTATACAACACACAACAGTTTATCATAAACAAAATATTCAATTCATTTTTTGTCTCAATTGTATCAAGAATTTCAGCTGCTTTTTTTTGTTTATATAATAAATCTTTTTCATATTTAGTATATGTTTTTGATAAACGTTCAAGTGAACTCTCAGTATTTAGTTCATTCGTTGAGGGTTTCACTGTATCAGAAGCAGCAGAAGCAGCAGAAGCAGCAGAAGCAGCAGAAGCAGCAGAAGCAGCATAATCAGCAATAGGATTAATAGTAGTAGTAGTATCACTAGGATTATGAGTAGGAGTAGGAGTAGGAGCAGTAGGCTTTTTTCTAAATGAATCTAAGAATCCTCCTCCTTTATTCGAAATTTTTCTACCCTTTTTATTATTCTTATATTTCCTATTTTTTTTGCTTTTGTACATTTATATACAATATGCATAAAAATTTTTGATTATTTTACTAAATAAAAAACTGACAAAAATAGAAAATTGAATATATTTATTGCATTTACAATAAATATATAATAAACCAATACAATACAACAATGGACCTAACACAAAGTAAATTATCGAGAACCGAATGGAACAGTATTGAAGTTCCGGTTTCACAAAGTGAAAAAGAAATCTTAAAACTCATTGATGACGGATTCAACAATGTCAATATCAAATACAATAGTAATCAGTCATTGCTATCCATCATCAAAATCGATAAAAATGAAGAAATTGAGGCCTTTCTTTATACCAAATATTTCGAAGAAAAATTCAAAAAAATAAAAACACAATATGAATCATCAAACCGCGGCG